CCTTGTCATTGCCCGCCATTGGGTAGACAGCACCTCATCATATGTAGACCTATCAACCACCGGCCCGGTAACTATGGGCATCGCATCCCGACCAGTACCCGTTTCTCTGCAAGCCTTCTGTGACTTCGACCAAAACGACCGATTCGAGATCTGGGTACAGAACAACACAAGCACAGGCAACATAACCGCTAAAGAGGGCGGCATCGCATCAATAACCGAAAGGCCAAGCTAACCATGGCAGAGCAGAAACTAACGCCAAAGCAAGAACAGTTCTGCCAGCAATGCGCCAAAGGGGAGAGCCAGTCAGACGCGTATCGCTTTGCCTACAACGCAGAAAACATGACAAACAAGCAGGTTTGGGAGGAAGCTTCTAAGCTAGCATCAAACCCCAAGGTGTCCCAAAGGCTATTCGAACTGCATGAAGCAGCAAGAGAACGCACCCTTGTGTCTGTAGAAAGCATTACTAAAGAGCTAAACGAAAGCCGCGCGCTGGCAATCGAACAAGACAACCCGGCTGAGATGACAAAGGCCTCAATGGCAAAGGCTAAGATCCACGGACTTGATGTGCATAAGGTTGATCTGAGCGGCCAGATGAATGTTATCATTGGTAAGGAAGATTCCGAGCTGTAATTGCACAAACAGAACATAATATGCCAAGCCCTCACGGGTGAGTATCGGGAAAGCTTTCACATAATCAACAATTGAGGTCAAATGCCACTAGACGGGACAGGATTTGAGCTAACTCCAAAGCAAAAAGAGATCCGCGCACTGTTCTCCACGGCGGCGCGGTATCAGCTTGTTTATGGGGGCTCACGTTCCGGCAAGACGTTCTTCATTGTCTATGCAATCATTGTTCGTGCACTCAAGGCCCCAGGCTCACGACATGCAATCTTTCGCCGCCATGGTGTGGCCGTAAAGCAGTCCATTGGCAAGGACACGTTCAAGAAGGTCATGGAGCTGGCCTATCCGCAGGTCGAATACAAATGGCATGAGCAGGACGGATACTTTACATTTCCGAACAAGTCCGAGATCTGGCTAGCAGGTCTGGATGACAAGGACCGCGTTGATAAGGTTCTTGGTAAGGAGTACTCCACGCTGTATTTCAATGAGGCATCAGAGGTTCCGCTTGCATCGTATAGCGTTGCTCTCACTCGCCTTGCCCAGCGTGTTAAGCAGGTGGATGGCCGCTGGCTTCCCCACAAGTGTTACGTTGACCTCAACCCGACAACATCCAGTCATTGGACATATCGGCTGTGGATTGACGGTGTGAACCCGGACGGGGAGCAGAAGGTTGACCTGGAGAACTACAGGTACATTGTTGTTAATCCTCTCGACAACATGAACAACCTCGACCCCGATTACATCAAGTCACTGCGGGAGCTGCCAGAGCGACAGAGGCAGCGTTTCTTCTATGGCGAGTTCACGGGGGATTTGGAGCACGCGCTGTGGCGGCGGTCATTCATCAAGCGCACGCAGGAGATACCAGACCTCAAGCGCATTATCGTTGCAATTGACCCTGCTATCTCGAATGACGTTGGATCTGATGAGACGGGGATTATCGTTGCGGGTATCGACCACGACAACAAGTGCTACATCTTGGATGATGAGAGCGGCAAGTACAGACCAGAGGAATGGGCGCGGCGAGCTATCAGCCTGTATGACACATGGGACGCAGACCGCATTGTTGCAGAGGTGAACCAAGGCGGCGCTATGGTGCGGCATACTGTGGAGACGCAGCGCACGGGCATTCCGTTCAAAGAAGTGCACGCCAGCCGGGGCAAGGTTGTGCGTGCTGAGCCTATCGCTGGCCTCTATGAGCAGGGGAAGGTATTCCATGCGAGAGAGTTCACAGAGCTTGAAAACCAGATGTGCAGCTTCACCAGCGACTTTGACCGCAAGCTACAGGGGTATTCTCCAGACAGGGTGGATGCTCTGGTTTGGGCATTGACTGAGCTATTCCCCCGCATCATCAAGAAGCCGATGCATAACCGCAAGCAGGCGCAACCAAAGGCGAGGTTCTTTTGACAACTCAAACTGTCTACTATGACCAGCCCGAGGATGAGGAGCTATTTCGCCAGCACATTCGCATGGAGTGCCACCTAGCAGGCTATGAGGTGGTAGATTACGACATGGTTGGACATGATGGGCGTCCATATGTTACATTCCGCAAGAAGCCAACACGGCAACCACGCAAGCCAAAGCAGAGGTTTTTCTGATGAATCTATTCGGTGGGGGCGCGGCTCCGGCAAAGGTAGAGGCCCCGCCCTCAATCGATGAGGCACAGCAGCGGGCCCAAGAGCAGCGGCGTGGCAGGCAGTTGCGCGGCAGAGCTGCAACCATGTTGACCACGGGCAGGGGCCAGACCCCAACCGGCCAAGCAACAGTAACGGGCAGCTAGCATGAATACGTTCCTTAACCCCAAGAAGGCGCTAAACCCAAAGAACGCTGGCCGTGTTCTAAAAAAGGGAGTGGGCGGCGATAAGGCCCCCTCTCTGAGATCTAAGCACAGCAGGACTGGCGGTCTGTCAAGCCGCGCTTCTGGGATGCTACAGCAGGGTCAGGCAGCGTCAGGCACCACCCCAACGCAAACGACTGGAAACTAAAATGTCAGACGTAGCAAGTCGCATTCTTCAGCAGCAATCAGAAATGGAAGCTGTACGGGGGAACTGGGAAAGCATGTGGGAGCATGTGGCGCGGCTTGTCCTGCCTCGCTCTGATGACTTCCGAAGCAAGCACAGCCCCGGCACGCAGCGCAACCAGCGCCAGTATGATGCATTCCCGATGGCCGCACTTGATAAGTTCGCCGCAGTCATGGAGGCGGGCCTTATGCCTCGCACGGCCATGTGGCACGAGCTGAGCACAGGCGATGATGACCTAGACGAACAGCACGCGGTACGGCTCTATATGGATGAGCTGAACCAAACGCTGTGGGATGTCCGGTACAGCCCTAGGGCAAACTTCGCCAGTCAAGCGCATGAGCTGCGACTAAGCCTTGGCGCATTTGGTACGGGCTGCATGTTCGTTGAGCCCCGCGAGGGTGGTGGCATTCGGTACAAGTCCATTCACCTATCAGAGGTGTTCATTCGCGAGAACTGGGAGGGGATGATTGACACCATCCACCGCAAGTTCACGCTGACAGCGCGGCAAGCAGTGCAGATCTTTGGCAAGGACACGCCCCAGAAGATCCTGGACAAGTACAACAGCGGCAAGGACGGCGAGCGGTTTGACTTTGTTCACGCCGTAATGCCCAGAGAAGACCGGGACCGGACGCGGTTGGATGCAAGCGGCCTGCCCTTCACCGGAATTTATCTGTTCTGTGAGGGGCGTCAGATCGTGCGTGAGGAGGGTTATCACGAACAGCCCTATATCGTGTCGCGCTATGCGATGAGCTCTCGCGAGATCTATGGCCGCTCCCCAGCAATAATGCTGCTGCCTGATATCTCCATGCTGCAAGAGATGCGCCGCACCACCATTGAAGCTGCAAACATGGCGGTTGATCCCCCTGTGTTGCTGCCTGATGACGTCCTGAGCGAGTTTGATTTGACCCCAGGTTCACGGAATTACGGCGCAACTGATGAGCAAGGACGGGCATTGGCGCATCCGTGGAATCCCGGTGTGAATGTCGGGCTTGGGCTGGAGATGATTGCGGATACCAGAGACCAGATTGACGATGGTTTCTTTGGCGCAACCTTCCGCGTGCTGCTTGAAAACCCGCAGATGACAGCTACACAGGCCCTTCTCATTGCCCAGCAACAAGGGCAGATGACAGCGCCAGTGATTGGCAGGCTGCAGACAGAGTGGCTAGGCCCGCTCATTCGTCGCGAGAGTGGCATTCTGTTCCGTCAGGGCAAGCACCCAGATATGCCCCCGGCATTGCAGGAGCATTTGCAGTCCAAGGGCGAGAGCCTGAAGATTGAGTACGTGAGCCCAATGACCCGCGCCGCACGCTCTGAAGAGGCGGTTAGCATTCTGCGCACCTTTGAGACACTGGCACCGATTGCCCAGATTGATCCGAGCGTGTACCAGCAGTTTGACACGTCGGAGGTTGCTCGCATTGTTGCAGATGTGAATGGCGTTCCGGCAGCGGCGCTCAAAGCCCCAGAAGTTATTGAGGCGGAGAATGAGGCGGACGCACAGCAGCAGCAGCTAGGCCAGATTTTGGAGGCAGCACCTATTGCGGCAGACACGGCCAAGACGCTGGCAGAGGCGCAGGCCGCTAGCCAGCAACCATCACCAGTAGCAAGTTAAGGAGAGAGATTGTGACTGATGAAGAAGCGCTAGAGTTACCGTATTTCACGGAGGGCGATTTTAATATATGCAAGCAAGCGTACTCTTCGGCGCGCGCGCGCCTTGTTCGACAGGGGGCTACTGATATCCAAGATGAGAGGATTCGGGTATTTGAAAACGCCGAAGGTACATGCGTTTATTTCTCCCTAACCGCTAAAATTGATGGGGAACGTTTGGTGAGAGTTTTCCCCGTTATGGCGCGCAAGAAGCAACCAGCCCCGGTGGCTAGCTAATGAGTAACCGCGAGACACTTGCGCAGCACCAGCTAGACACTTCCCGAGCCTATCGGGAGTTATTCCTTGAGGATGACGGGCAGATTAAACCAGCAGCGCAGGCAGTATTGCGTGATTTGGAAAAGGAATGCGGCTGGATGGTCAAGGCACTGCCTACGGCCAAGGACGGTCACATAGACCCGCTAAGAGTAGCAGCGGACATGGAGAAGCGACGTATCTTCTCCCACATCAAGGAGCGGCTATTCGCTCCCCTAACCAACCTCAAACGAGCAACGGAGACTAAGCTTGACTGATGACGTAACAGCGGCCCCAGCAGATGGTGGCCAAGCCGCACCAGCCCCCGAAACAGGACAAGGCGCGGCATCTTTCCTTGATAGCTTCACAGACCCAGACATGCGCGGGTTCATCGAGAACAAGGGCTTCGGTGATGCTGCGGCCTTGGCTGATGGGTATCGAAACCTTGAGAAGCTGCGCGGCGTACCAGCAGAGAACCTGCTAAACTTCCCGGCTGATACCAGTGACCGAGAGGCAATGATGCCTGTCTATGCCAAGATGGGGATGCCAGAAACGGCAGACCAATACACCAACACTCTAGGCGATGGCTTTGACTCAGAGGTGTTCAAGTCTGTTTCTGAGCGCGCACACCAGTTGGGATTGGGCGATGGCCAGTTTCAGGGCCTGCAGCAGATCATGGCTGAGCAGTCTCAACAGATGGTTGAGGCGCAAGAGACCCAGGCGGCAGAGGCTTTTGACCAGTGGAAGTCCGGCAATGCTGACGGGTTCAACAACGCTGCGCGGTTGATGGCGAATGTTGGCATGGATGAGGCGGGGCTTGAGGCGCTGCTAGCAGGCGACAAGGCGTCTATGTATGACTTCTTGGCAAAGGTTGCCGGACGTTCTGCAGAGGGGCAGGTGATCCAAGGGGAGCCAGCTCAGGCGGAAGGCTTCTCTATGTCTCCCAGCGCGGCCAAGGCTAAGGTGGCTGAGCTGATGGGTGATAGTGATTTCATGAAACAGTACACCTCAGAGAACAAGAAGGTTCGCCAGCCTGCGATTGATCGCATGATGAAACTCAACGAGATTGCAGCGCGCGCATAAGGAAACTTGATAATGACCAATAAAGAGATTAGAATGCGCTGTATTGAGGCCCTGTCTTCATTTGGTGTTCGCGAGCCGCAACGGCTTATTAAGGACGCTGAGCAGTTGGAGGCATGGGTTCAGAAGGCCGCAGAGGATAAGGTTGCAGAACCCCCTAAGCGTGGCCGGAAGCCTCAAGCAAGTGCGGACAAGGAGCAATCCCCCGCTTGACGCCGTGATAAAGAACGGGGCTAACGGAGCCTAAAGCCGCAGAGTTGGCCCCGCTACGGACAAGCCGTTTCTCGATTGTGTAAAACCAATCATAGGAGACGGTAGATGACCGTTAATATTCCTACCCATTTCGTTGAGCAGTATACGACTAACGTCGCGCATCTGCTTCAAATCCAGGGCGGCAAGATGCGCCCGTTTGTTATGGAAGACTCCCACGAGGGTGATTCCGCTGTGCCTGTTGACCAGTACGGCTCTGTTGAGATGCAAGAGGTTGTATCGCGCTTTGCCCCTATGGGCCGCGTAGATGCGCCAACTGATCGCCGCTGGGTCTACCCTGTTGACTACAGCCTTCCCCAGATGGTCGATAACTTCGACAAGCTGCGGCTAATGGTTGACCCTCAAGGCCCGCTGTCACAGGCAGCTATCAAGGCGACTGGTCGTAAGATTGACCAGATTATCTTTGATGCTTTCTATGCGGATGCCCGCACCGGGCGCTCTGGTGGTTCAACTGAAGCTTTCGACACGACCAACAACCGTGTTGATGCTGCCGTTGGCGCTGCTGCCGATACTGGTCTCAACGTTGATAAGATCCTTCGCGCGCTGCGCATCCTAGAGGACAATGATGTTGATACGGAGATGGAGCAGCCGTACATGGCTATCACTCCCCAGCAGCATGAAGACCTGAAGCGTCAGACCCAAGTCATCAACACTGACTTTTTCACCAAGAATGGTGGCCCAGTATTTGCCGGTGATGGTCGAATTACTGAGTTTGCCGGGGTTAAGATTGTGGTTTCGCGTCTGGTTGAATCCAATGCGTCTTATCGCCTTGTCCCCATGTGGGTTAAGTCCGGTATGCACCTTGGTATTTGGTCCGATGTGAAGGCGCGCGTTGATGAGCGTCCCGACATTGAGGGCGTCCCCTTCCAGCTTTACACGACTTTGACCATGGGCGCGACGCGCTTGGAACAGGGCCGTGTGATCCAAATCGAATGCACGGAGGCATAAGTCATGGCTAACGTTGACTCTACCCTTATTAGCAACCGCGCTGCATCTCCTCGGGTCTTCAATGAGCCTTGGACCAATGCACAGGTAAAGACCACCGGCCCCGGTCAGTTGGAGGTTTCCACCGCAGAAGACGCGGCTGATATCCTCACTTTCTGCCAAGTGAAATCCAACGCCGCAATCAATGGTGTTCTGGTTTCGTCTGACGCGGCTATCACTACCGGCGCGATGGATGTTGGCCTGTACCAGACCGCAGACAATGGATCTGCCGTTGTAGATGCTGACTTCTTTGCATCTGCTCTGGCGGTAGGCGGCGGCCTCACCAAGTCGGACGTCACCCACGAAAGTGGCGTGTACGGCATTGAGGACCGCGACAAGCCCCTGTGGGAAGCGCTGGGCCTGACTGAGGACCCGCAGATTGATTATGTCATTGCGGGCACCATCACCACTGACATGGGCGCTGCTGGGACTATCGTTGTCGAAGCGCTCTATGTTGATGGCGGTGCCTAATGGCTGTCCGGTACTATGGTGTGAACGTCGGAGGCCAGGACGCCACTGACGTTACCATTGATACCTCAACCACGTCTTCGGACATCGAGTTGGCAGTGGATGACACCAATCTCACAGCCGGTTCTATCACCAAGCGCCAGTTTATGCAGATGGCCATGAGGGCTATTCGGCAGGCGATTGAGGAAGACACCGGGATTTAACAATAGCCCATCCCTTCGGGGGTGGGTTTCCTACATAAAGGTGAACCATGGCATCAGAAGTTGACATTGCAAACCGTGCCCTTTCGATGCTTGGTGAGATCCGCATCACATCACTAGACGACGC